TGAAAGCTTATAATGAACAGATGTATTTCACCGACATTTCAATGAGAAACCATCTCAATGAGAGTAATATTGGTAATGTTGAGTCATAAAATATAACAATAGGACAATTGGAATCAGGATAAAATTAAATATACCAAAAAGTTGACATGGTTGATTAGGTTTACAAGGATAGAGCTAGTTCGATGAAATTAACACTCGAGCAATTAGACATAAGGCAAAAACATGGTTATGAACAGTTATCCCATGTCGATCAAAGACTTGAGACTAAGAAATATAAGAATCATTAAGTTGTGATTGAGTATAATGACTAGTACCCATCTATAGCCAAACTTCAAAAATGCCATAGTAGGACTCAGATGCTGATATAGTCTAAATAAAAGAAATGGAAGATCAAATAAGTCAAGAACTTTTAAAAATTTTACACAAAATTGAAACAATAAGCTGATAATAAAGACGAGTGGTTAAAAATAAGCACCCCTTATTCTATCACCGGACCTCAGATTACCGTTCGAATTGATAAAGGAGACACTAAGAAGATTTAGTTATTCGAAAAATATGGGTTTTAATTATTAGAAGACGTCAATGATAAAAATTTTTTTCACGCCACTATTATTAACGGATTAGCCAATGATTTTAATTAACAAATCAATTCGGCAAACATAAGAGCTGCTAAAGAATCTAATTTTGTTAATCCTTATGTATAGAAGGATTTTGTTAAGTTTTGCAAGACAGAACTAAATAATATAATATGCCAGAGCTTTCCAAAAATTATTAACAATGATATCATAGAATAAGCTATCGAACATACCAAGAAATCTAATAAGCAATCTAAAGATAAGAAAAGAATTATAACCAATTTGTATAATTTTTATGAAGATGATAACAAAACCAGAATCAAGTGTCACAAGCACAACAAGAATAAAGAATCCGCTTATACTTATTTCAATAAAAGAGAGGCCCAAAAAGGTCAATTAGTAACTAATAGGTTAGTTTAACCATTGGAGGAAATCATACGTACAATGGGTGTTGCAGAATTTGAAGCCATTTCCGCTATTTGTGAGACATTCATATGGTCTCATTTTGTTAAACACATGAATTAAGGACAAATAAATACGAAACTCAATTAGGTTTTGAAGAAAGCTAAACATACATTGATATTAGATTTCAGTAAATTCGATTCAACAGTGAATGAAGTATATCTGAGTATAGAGAATGATTTTATAGATTCATTGTATAAAAACTTGACCATTAACTAATTTTCATATAAATAAACAAATTCTATGCAATCTGTATCAAATGGGCAGTATTGCACACTGGTTTCACCACAATCTAGAAAATCTGGTGTCTTGATGACAGCATTGGGTAATACTATAATAAACGTACTTGTCATGAAATATGTTTTTATGAAAAACGGATTCACTGAGAATGTTAATTATGACTTTTTAGCTGAAGGTGATGATTTCATAGGTTTTTTTCAACACTTAGACGACCAATTATTGGACGATATTTAAAAAACTTTTAGTTAAATAGGCTTTCAAACTACCGGAGGTTATCACCCGTCTAATTACGACCAATTAATAGAACATGATCATTTTGAATTTTGTGGTAATCTAATCAAAAATGACGAATATGGACCCATTATGGTTCCTTAAGTAGCTAAAATGTTGAGAAAACTAATGATAATATCTGATAAAACAAATGTTGCTTAATTTGTACATAATTAAGATCATAAATACATGCACCCATAGGCAATGGAATACAATATGTTGAAACTAATATCATTGTTATCTAGATATTCTTTTCCTGAAGAAGGCTTATCTGATGTTTTGGAGGGTTTATTACATTACACCCGAGTTCATAAGAAACATATGTTAAGATCACACATCAATGTGTATACCAAATTGATCAAAATCTACACAAAATTACTAACTAAAGCATAGTTATACAATTCTGATTAAACAATGAACGGAGTAACGAATCAACACATACAACAATTATTGGACCACGATTGGCTAATTGGTGTTGAAATGGCCAAATCATTATTGAATAATCCGTATAAGGTTGGATGTGGAATTTACGAACAGGACGATTACGCACATAGAATTAGAAAATTTTACAATAAAACTGACACAGACTAATTATCAACACGTATTATGGTCTAATCTTATTTAGAATCACTTTTTCACCACAATACCGTGTGGAAGATGAATGACGTATAGTTGAAAAAACTTACTGGTATTGATTTTAACACTGCTTCAAAGGAAGACTAGATAATATTAAATCTGTTAGGCGAATATAAGAAAATGACAGACGATAAAAACAAAATGACCACACAGATAAATCAGAGCACTCTGATTAAAGGACACGACAATTAATTGGTAGACAAAGACACCAAAATTCACAATATTAATAGTCAAAAGATCGATAGAATGTCAACTTATGAAGCAAAAACTCTATCTGCATTGCTCTAGTAGCCAAAAATGTAATCAAGATTATCCACTTTCACCGAAAAACTCAACTCACTTAGAAATTATGAATCTTCAGGTGTTGAATAGACAAATATGACCCAGGAATCAGCTTGGGAATTTCTTAAAAACGTACCTAGAACTTATAAGGTTTCTATAGGGTCAACCGGTATTTCAATAGAGAATTCCGAATAAGCAGGATTTTTAACTTAAAATTAATTTGATGTTTAAAGTTTTATCAATTTGTACAAATATTTGATTGGAACTAAAACATTTTTATTTATAGAAATTATCAACGAGAATGACATTACTTAAATTTAACCCTTTTTAGGTGATTGCGCTATTTTAGGTATTGTATTTCATATCAACACCAATCTTTACGGTAACATGAAACAGCAATTAGGTCTTTTTTAGGCACGTTAGAAGATTAAGATTATCAACTCACATAACGAAAAAATGGGCTTTGATTGGTCCGTTAGAAACAAGAAATGGGAGGCAAATGATTATAACGCAGATTAATTTTCCAATTAATCTTAAACAAGTGGATATAAGTAGCTTTTGTCCAAAATATACAATGAAGATTATTTGAACAAACGTTTTAAAATGCCATTAGAACAAATAATGAATTTACAGAAGCAATAAAGACAACAATAACCCA